ACGCCTGTTTCAGTTTCTCTTTGGCAGTGGCAAGCTCGTTGTTAGCAGCCTTAGTTACCTCCTGAAGGAAGACCTTTTCACCCACGCCAAGGCGCTGCTTCAGTCGGCGGTTTTCCTCAAACTGTTGCTGGGCAAAACGTAAGGCTTCTTCCTTTTCACGGGCGGCGGCTTCTTTAGCCCTGCGCTCGTCGTGCCAGACTTTCTTCATCTGGGAAAGGCGCTTTTTGACCTTTTCGGAATAATCCTCAAGGTCATCCTTTTCAAGCTCGTCTACGATGTCCTTCGGGAGGGGCTTCTTACCCCGATCCGGTTCAGGGGTATCGTCCTCAATTTGGATTTCAAATTCTTCCTCAGCGGGTGCTGCGGATTTTGTTTCTTCCTGTTCGTCAGGAAACTTAAAGTTTTCAGCCATGAGTCACTCCTTATGCGCGCCGGATTCCACGGGGGTCATCAACCACCGCTTCCACCGTGTCGTCGTTGATAATGCGGAACTCCCTACCGTGAATGACCACGCGGGTGCCTGAATACGGGCGAGTGAGGACAAAATCCCCTTCTTTACACCACGGGCCGGTGGGGAACCGTTCCTTGTCGGCGTAACACAGATCGCCCATTTTGATGACGAACAGAACCACGGTTGTTTGCTCTTCAACCTTCTTGGTTTCATCCGCCTTGATTAACCCGCCTTCGTACTCTTCCTCCACCTGTGGCACTGCACAGAGGATTCGATAGCCTTTGGGTTCGGGTAAGAGTTTGGCTTTTTCTGCCTGCTCCTTAGTTGCATCTACGTCAATATTACTCATCGTCGCGCTCCAAGCGTTTTGCAAGGTCTTTGATGTGATTCTTTGCGAGTTCAAGACCCTGTAACGCCCCGCAAAGTCTTTTGTATTCAGACTCGTCCAACTTGCCTTGGATCAAAGCCTCAATAATTAATGTGCGCTCATCACGGAGCTTGGATTCCAAGTACTCCAGAGCGGTTGTGTGCTGCATTCACTACTCCTCTTTTTTTGCGCCTTTCGACGGTTGTAAAGCCTTTTGGACTGCACCAAGCCTTGTCTTGGCAACGTCAATACCCATCCGCACTCCCTCTGCCTGCTGCTTGGCTGACAAATTGGTTTTGTGCTTTTGGATATCCACGCCCAAACGAGCGGCGTCAATCTGCGTACGGTCAGAGATTTCCTGCCGACGAATATCAAGCTCATCAGCTTTGGTTGCTGCCATGATCTGCATTTCCTGCTGCTTACGCTGCAGTTCTGCTTGGCGAAGCTGGGCTTCGAGTTGCAACTCGGCTTGCTTGTTTTGAGCTTCGAGTTGGATTTGTTGCTGCTTGATCTGCAGTTCTTGCTGACGGAGTTGTAGCTCCATCTGCTGCATTTGCACCACAGGATCTTGGGCCTGTTGTTGTGCTTGCTGGGCTTGGGCTTCTTGCACATCTTTCTGCAAGAGCTTGGCTGCGGCTTCTGCGGCGAGGCGAGAAACCTGAATCTCCACTTCTTCCGGCATCGGCTCATCACCTTCTGGCGGAAGTGCAGCACCGAGTTGCTTCTCAATTTCTTTGCGGTACTGGAAGGCTACGTGCTCCATCACGTGTGCAGCGGCTGCTGCCATAATTTCTTGGGCTTTGGGATTCTGCCCCACAATCTGCATGATCTTGGGATCTTGCATTGCTGACATGTGCACCTGCAGGTGCGCTTCATGATCCTGATACAGGAAGGCTTTAACCGGCGTCCCGTTCATGATGTTCATGTTTTCAGTGACAGGATCGGTCGGCTTGATGTCCTCCTCCATAATGATGATCTCGTCAGCATTCTTGATGCCAAGCGTCTCGATCATCTGCTTATGAAGATATGGCAGGTTGTAGATATCTGGAGCCGTCTGAGAAAGCTGAAGCACAGCTTGGTACTGCACCACCTTTTGCGACATCGTTGCCGCATTGGGATCAGATACTGGGATAACGTCCACATCGTCGTAGTCCGATTTCTTTGCCTTCGGATCGCCAACTTCAGGCTCGTACGAATACTCTTCCGGTGTGTTGTCACGGATGATTGCCGCAAGGAGTTTGAACTCCTGCTTCATCGCATAGTGAATGCGAGCCTGCACCGCAGACATCACCTTGAGTACACGCTCCAAAATAGCCAGCGTCGTACCGACCGGAGCCTGTGAAGACATATCGGATACTTTGAGGTCCGACACCGCAGCAAACCTGCGTCCTTCCTCCACGATTTTGTCCATCAACATGGACAGTGTTTGACTTGGCTCCTTGTACGGAAGCGGCAGGATATTGTCGCGGATCGCCCCTGACGGAATATCTACGTCTCGGAACTCACCCGGAGCAATCGGAGTATCGTCGCCTTTAATTCGGAGTCCTCGGCTCTTAAGACCGCCCGGTAAATTGCTAAGCGTTCCTGCATCAACAAGCTGTCGAAGAAGGCTCGTGGCAGCTTTGCTATGGCCTCCAATGAGGTGGATGAGTCCGAAGTAATAAAATCCAAAACCGGGGATGTAGCCGTAATGGACGAAATGCTGTCGTCGCATTTTGAGGTCATCGTCTTCTCTCCAATTCCTACGTATCGCAAGAATCGTCCCGGTGCCTTTATCCATCGTCACTACGTAGGGCAGTGCAATGCCGGTCTCGTTATTGTCTTTGTCAACATCCGGATAATCTTTGAGGTCCAGATTGACATGCATCTCAAGCAACTGATACCGATCATCCATGCTCGTTGAGAAGCCTTGGTCAAGCGCCTTCTGCTTCTCCACTTCGTCCATGACACGCATGGGTTCGCCAAGATCGATATCACGATAAAAGCCTGCATACTGCAGCTTCTTCAACTCATTCTTGGTCTTACGCATCCGGTGCGTAACCCGCTCCGCCGTTTCCAGATTGGCTGCACCATAAGGCACAACAATATCTTCAGCAGGGATATAGATCGCAACCTGACGGTTGAGGCTTGGGTCAAAGTACACCTTCTTGAAGGCGTTACCCGCAAGAGACAGGCTCAGCAGCATTCGCTCGTGTTCCGGGCGATACTCCTTCATGATCTCTGTCAACTGATAGTTCATGTCATCAGCGACACGAATCGCAGCGTCTTTCTTCTCAGGCGTCTCCTTGCCAATGATTTTAGTCTTGACCGGCCCTGCTGCAGGGAAAGTCTCCATGATGGTCTCAGACTGGAACTTGACCGCCGACTCCATCAAGAGGGGATGGAACACCCCACACGCACCGGGCCACGGCTCTGTTCTTTCTTCGTACTTGATGCCTAAGATCTGCAAGCCTTTGACATACGCATCGAGCCACTCTTTACGTGAGGAGACATCGGTGTCGTATTCACCCAGCAACTCACCGGCAATCATCTGAAGCTCGCCTTCGCTCATGAACTCAGCGAGGTTGGCATCAAAATCTTCGGCGCGAGGCTCCGCCTTTTCCATCTCAATCGTCATGCCATCAACGCCAATGCGGATGGCTTCCGGATCTTCAATCTCAATCTCAATGGCAGGCTCTTCAGCAGCGAGAGCTTCAACCCCCACGGGGGCTTCCATCAAACTTTTATCAATAGCCATTACCGTTTCCTCAATTTGGCGGTGTTAGTTCGTGGGTTGTATGTAAAACTCTCAGGTGATTTACCCAAACGCTTGGCAGCACGGTCCTTTGCCCGCTCCTCTGCCGTCATTTTGTCTCGCTTGCGACCTTCGGCTGTAAGTTGACCTTTCTCATCAACATGCCCACGCTTCTTCAAAATCTCCAAGGCCATTTCTCTTGACCCTACCTGTGCGGCAAGGCGGTCGATCAACTGGCCCCGTCCCATATACTTTTGCGTTACCATCAGTAGTATCCTGCCGCTCTGTGCGACTTGAAGTAACGTAAGTCCTCTGGCTCATCTGACGGAAGACGAATAAATCCCCCCTGCCTGAACCGCATCAGGGCCAGCGTTGTCGAGTCCACCAAGTCATCGTGGGAACCACTGGGGAAGTCATTACATTCTTCGACCACTTCCCATGCCCAGCGGCGATCTGGCACCCAGACTATACCTGAACTAAACAAATCAGATACAGCATTCACTCGGCTGATTTTGTCTTGGCCTTTACCCGGCGTGAACTCACTGATGGGTACTCCCATCCGCCGCATCTCTTGATACAGCGCCGCCCCGTTTGATTTCTTCTCCACAATAAAGGAGTCCGGTTGCCACTCCTTATACTCCTCCAACACGAGGGCTTTGAGTTCGGGAAACTCCATTCGCTGTTTAATGCTGTTCAGGAGGATGATGTTGTAGTTGTTCACCTCCTCATTAAAGAACACACCCCACGTGGTCAGCGCATTGTAATCCGAGCGGTTGGTTTTCTCCTGAGCCGCGTCGAGAGACATAATAATGTACTCACAACTGGGGGGATTCTCTGCTTCCCAGACCTGCCACCATTCTCTCTTTATTAATGCACCTTCTTCTGAGGTCGGCTGCTGCATGTACTGGGCTTGCCAGTACCGAACGTCCATCGATGCTTTTTTTGCTAACAACTCCTCAATAGGCCAGAACTCAGGCCACAAGGGTTTGTCATTCAGAATGGCAGGGAACTCCACCACTTCCCACTGATCCGCCTCTTCCTCGCGGGTCATGTGGTCTACAATCTTTCCGGTCAAGTCCGACTTCGACCATCGTGTCATCACGACGATAATGGCACCCCCCGGCATCAATCGTTGAACCGGTCCTGACTGAAACCACTCCCATGCTGGCTCAAAAACGTCAGCACGGCCTTGCTTAGCGTCCTGTTCGGAGTGGGGATCATCAATAATGAATAAATCAGCGCCTCGACCAGCAAGAGCACCCCCGACACCAATAGCAAAATACTCACCATTGAAATTAGTACCCCATCGAGAAGCAGATTTACTGTCTGCCTGCAGCGAAACATTAGGGAAGATGTCATGGTATAGGTCCGAGTCCACCAAGTTACGCACCCGCCGACCGAAATTAACAGCCAAATCTGCGGTGTGAGACGCCATAATGACTTTTTTATGCGGGTACTTGCCTAGAAACCACGCCGGAGCAAGGTAACTGATCATCTCTGACTTGCCGTGACGCGGGGCAATATTGACGATGACCCGCTTCTTCTTGCCTGCCGCAATTTCCTCGAAGATTCGACCTAGTTTTTCATGGTGGGGACCGACTTTGTAGCCCGGATACACGTGTTTGATGAAATCAAGGAACGAATCCTTACCCAAAATCTGTGTTTTCTGGGCCTGATACTGTTTTAAAAGGTCCAAAACATGCCGTTTCTGCTTATCCGACATGGTTGGCAGGGCTAGACGAAGCTTATGTAGCTCCTCTTGAGTAAAATTACTCAGCACGTTGAGTAATTTCCGGTTTGGGGTCGTCAACGACCGTATATTCCACGTTTTCTAGCACCTGCAGTAGCTCTTTCTCCACTTCTTCAATGGGCTTGACAACGTGCGTAACCTCACTTCGCTTCTTGAAAGCATCAACGCCATCCACTTCGCCGAGCTTTGTCAAGGCTTGCAGCCTGACTTTGGGGTCATCTGCGCTGGCGTACTCTTTAACGAGGTTCGTTATAACAAATGTTTTGTAATCAGCGAGGTCATCCACAAGGGCGTGGTTAGTTTCACGCACCAACCCGCTTAAATACGCGATGACTTCGTTCGGATACTTGGCGTATTCAACCTTGTTTTTAGGATTAACCACCATTTCACGAGCTATCTCGTGAGCCATATCTTGTTCTTCCGCCGTGGGAATGATAGGAGAGCTTGACAAATCAGAAATGAGCTTGATGGTCCGCGCCCGCATTTCAATCTCTTCGTTGGGACTGAGTGAGGGCAGGGCTTCCGCCGCGTTCTTGGGCAGCGGGATCATATCTTCTATGTCCGGGACGAGTGGAAAATCGTGGAGTGCGTCCATGTGAACGCATACTACAAACAAAATATATAAAAGAAAATGGCATGGTACCAAAAGAGATACCGGGGGGTGTTTATATATACAGGGGGGTGGGGTCAACCTAGCCAAACTTTGAAAAATACAAAGTTATTTGTGTGGATCAGAGAGAGGGGCGGGGACGCGGAGTCCCAAAGCCAGCGCGGGGGGTGCCGGTACGGTGGGGTCGAGCGGGGCCGGATATGGGGGAATTCTGGGGTTTTCCCAGACTATTGTGTAAACTTTGTTGACATGGTTCGCGTACTGTGATGGAATGTATCCCGTGCCGGTTACAGAGGATTCACCGATGACCGCGCACAGTGGAGTTATCATATGAGCAAGTCTCAAAAGGTTGCGGTTGCCGTTGCGTCAACCGTGTCGGCCCCGACTATCGAGTCGGTTGCGGAGTTAGCGTTTAATGCTACGTGCGGCGGGATGGACGCTGCAGACAAGGCGCGGACGCTATGGGGTGCGGAGTTCCCGACACTCAAGGCGAACAGTGTCGAGCGGGAGGATTTCAACAAGGGCGTACTTACCGCATGGTTGAAAAAGAATGAGCAGCGTGTCCCGAAAGTTGTTCGCAAGATGGGCGAGTATCGTCTACTCGGTACGGATGAACAGGCCGATGAGTCCACCGTTACCGCACTCACTCCCGCCTTTGTTATGCAGTACAAGGGCAACGCCTTGACGAAACTCAAAAAGGAAACCCCGACTCTCGGGGCGATTGTCGAGAAACAGAAACTCTACTATCAGGGAGTCTATGCCGACACATGGCGCAACCTTTGCGAGTCACTCGCCCGCTTGATCAAGCGGGAGTCTGGCGCGGCGGGGCGCGGTGCTAACGGTACTCTCAAGGTATTCGCGGACCGTCTACCAAACTATGTTGAGAGGATCGACACTGCCAACACCGCCGCATTTAATCGCGGGGACACAACGGCCTACGAGCCAGCCAAAATGCAAAAGGCGCTGGCAGCGTTCGCCAAAGCATTGAAAGAATAAAACCTAGCCCTCACTACGCCCCGCCTGATGAAAATCAGGCGGGGCTTTTTTTCGCCCCGTCGGGGCGAAATGAAACC